AATGACGAGTTGAAGTATGAAATCTACTGCGCTGCAGAGCGTACTGTAGAACTAGAAGATGCTTTTATTGATCTGTGTTTTGAGGGTGCGGATGTACCGGATCTCACAGCGGGAGAAATCAAAGAGTATATTCGATATATTGCTGACCGAAGACTTCTTGGTCTTGGTATGAAGAAAATTTTTGGCAGCGAAGAGAATCCTCTACCGTGGCTTGACTATATGTTAAACGCTGTAGAGCACACTAACTTTTTCGAAAATCGTGCCACCGAGTACGCACGTGCAAGTACTACGGGTAACTGGCAGGATATATTTAAATAGGATCTTATTATGACAGATGTACAAACCGAAGAAAAGCCAACATTGGTTTTTGAAGACAACAACTACGTGATCGAAGATTTGAGCGAAAAAGCTCAATATCTCGTCGGTCAGCTACAAGATTTGGCACAGCAAGGTAACGCAACTCGCGCACGCCTTGACCAGATTGAAGTAGCTCGTACAGGCTTTACTGATATGCTTCGAGAGGAGCTTGCAGAGGCACCAGCCGAAGGCGAAGTAGTACAATAATGAAAAGGGGGCTAATCGCCCCCTTTTTTTATACTACCAAGGCTTGCCATTGCTCGTGCTCGAGTTTCGAGCAATTTGAGCAGTAACTTTTCCAGTACGATCAGCTTCGATGCGAGCTTTTGCTTCATCTGCAGTTTCATCGCCTTCAATTAAGCTATCGTATACCCAGCCCAATACAGTTGCTTCTGTAAGACTTTCATAAGCTACAAAACCATCCGCGCTTGCATCTGGGGTAAGACGAAGCTTTCCGCCTTCTGTTGCTGACTCGTTTCCTGAGTCATTTTGTGCAACAAGTGACCAGTAAACAGTAGTTACTCCACCGTCACTATCGTTGCGTACCATGTCATTGATTGACCATGTTGTTGTAATTGCCATTTTAGTTCTCCTTTACTGGCTTTCGAGCTGTTCAACTCGAGATTTAAGGTTGTTAATTTCTTGTCTTGATTCTTGCAAAGCTTTTACAAGCATAGGCACTAGCTTTGAGTAGTCTACGCCCATCATGTCTTCGGGGTCTTCTGTCGATGTTACTGCCTCTGGTGCAACACTCTGTAGTTCTTGTGCGACCATACCGTACTTTTGGTGTGACCCGTCAGCCTTCCAGTCAAACGAACGTACTTGGATAGCGTCGATGTCATAAGAAGCAGAGGGTGCATCTACGATGTTGTCTTTAAGACGTTGGTCTGATGAGGTGTTATAGACGGTTGCTGACCCTGTAGTAGTAATTGAGCCGACCGTAGTTGCACCATATAAAAAATTAATAAACGGAACACTGCTAGTTCCAAGAGCTATTTCAATGCCTTTAGTTGTTCCAGCATTAACATCTAGTTTTGCTTGAGGATTGCTACGCCCTATTCCAACACGAGAAGTGCCAGCCTCAACAAACAACGCATAACTGTCTGTGTCAGACTCAACGCGGAAGTCGCTGTCTAAACTGCTTTCGTTAAAAACAGCACCCGCGTCAACCTGCCACTTATAACCCGCGCCATCGTAGAAAAACTTTGCAATAGCGGTATCGCTATAGACTGAATCACTTGTGGTGGCGTTGAAACGCAAATCAGGATACGTCTGACCAGACTTACGATTAGCATAAGCTCCAACACTTTGTAAAGACCAACCCTGATCACGACTTCCCAGATTGGTATTCCAGCCATGTCCTTGAATTCGGAACTTGCCAGGGTTTGAAACACTATTAATTGGAGCCGCTGATTCATTGATTACAGCAACATCACCGTCGCCTTTAATGATGAATCTTTCGTCTTCGATAGCATCACCAGCGACAGAACCAACAAAGAACCCAATCCTTCTATTAGCTTGAGTGTTGTTGTTAAACGCCATGATGTACATATCTTGTTGATTAGCCGCAAACTTAATCGCGTTGTATACGTAGTTCCCTGAACCAGCATTTCCAAGATTTAACGTGCTGTTTGAATTAGCGGCAGTTACGTCGCTGGATGTATGATTTGTTTGCACCTGAAGGGTTGCGTCTGGTGAGCTAGTGCCAACTCCAATGCGGTTAGCGCTAGCATCCACAAAGAACATACCGGCGTTGCCGTCAGACTCAATGCGGAAATCTACATTTTCTCCTTGCTCGTTAAATACTGTTTCACTATTAGCGTCAGGATCAAGAATGTGCGATGCAATGCCGTTTCTATACAGCGTAAGAACACCAGGATCGTCTGCTCCTACTTCTGCGATAGTGAAAGAAAGGTTGCCTTGATTCCCGTAACCAGCAATAAAGTTGTTTCCACCAGATCCAACAATACGAATAGCATCTTTAGATCCGCTTTGAGAATTGACGTTTAGAGCCGCGTCAGTAGCATTTGTTAGGATACCAACAGAATCTTGTGCGGCATCTACATATAACGCATAGGCGCTGTTATTAGACTCAACGCGGAAGTCATAATCTTGACCATTTTCGTTAATTACAACTCCATTAGTTTCCATTGAAATTTTGTAGTTAGCATCTTCGGATGTTCTAAAATGAAGAGGGTTACCTCCAGTAGTGACAAAACCTCTTGTACTGTCATGATTTATATTGAGTTTTAATGAGTCTCCGCGACGAACTGTGAACCCATTTCCAGTTCCTGAAAAATTTCCTACGATTAAGCCATTTCTCGCATACAATCCATAATTTGAAGGTTCAAAAGGAGAAGAAGTTGCAATTAAAACTTGACCATCCCCTGCATCTACTTTGAACATATTTGCGTTATTATTAGACTCAACGCGGAAGTCTAAATCATTGCTGTCTTCATTAATAACATACTGCTTAGACGAATACCCCGATAGCTGATACTTGTTTGCCCCATAATTTAACGGGAAGGCCATCGTTGTCATGCCAGACGGAGCAGTCGCGCTACCCGTATCTGTCATTGGGAAAGCGCCAAGAATTAAATTTTCATCTGCGTTGCCCTCGCGAGCCGTAGCAAATACTTGCATATACATATAAAAATTAGCTGCAGAAGCAAAAATCTTTAACTTTCCACTGCTCGATGAGCCGCCAGATGCGTCGTAGGTATAGCCTATGTTTAGACCGGTGTTTTCAATTGGGACAATGTTAAAATACTTTGACCCGGATTGTTGTTTAAAGGTTATGTAAAATTCAGCACTGGCGTGTACACCGTTTGTTGCACCTGCCGCAGTTATACGCACCCAGTGCTGGTTAGTAGTAAAGGCGCTTGTTTCAAAGTCTTTTTCGTAAATTACGAAGTAGTTGTTGTTTGCCGCACCTGTGCTAATTTTCTTACTAACAGTTCTAGCAAACGAAATGTCCCCATTTACGTCAAGAGTGTTTGTCGGTTCTGCAGTGATTAACTTAATGCCAATTCTATCGGTGCCTGCATCAACCCGAAACATATTAGCCTGATTGCTAGACTCAACGCGGAAGTCACGGTCTACACTGTTTTCATTAATTATTAACTCGTTTGCGTTAAGAACAAAATCGTCACTTGTTCCCGTATGGGATATATAAAAGTTTCCACCTGCATTGGTTATGTAATTAGTAGCTCCACTACCGCTCGCTTTAAGAGCAAGAGATCCCGTAGCATAACCGTTACCTGCGCTTTCTATTGTCAGTACGGCGTTTTGAGTATTAGTACCTATGGCAACCCGATCATTGCCACCGTCCACGTACAGCATATTTGCATTATTGTTAGACTCAACGCGGAAGTTTATATCTGCACTGTCTTCATTAATAATTACCTCAGCATTTGCAGTGGCTGTAAAGAAATCAGTGCCGTTGGCTTGAACTAACTTAATTGAGTTTGCCGCTACATTTACTACGTTGGCAGTACCGTTTGTAGCAGTAATGTTAAGAGTGTCAGTGCCATCAAAATGCAAACGACCGTCGTTACCGTCGCCAAGAAAAATGTATTGGTTATCACCTAACTTTAAAGAATTAGCATCTACAGTATCTACATAAGCTGTGCCGGAGAGGTAAAGGTCTCGCCAGCGATAGCTTGAACTTCCTAAATGATGCAGGTTATCTTCGGGCGCACCGTTTTGGTCAGCAGGTAAAAGCAAAGCTCTACCATAGCCATCAGTTGATAAATGAATGCCTCCATCCACATTATTGACTAAATAAGGTCTACTAGAATTAACGCCAATACTACCGACTACCCCGCTAGGGCCGTCTCTACGGAATTGAACAATGTCGCCATCTGAGGTTTTTCTATCAAAGTAAGCTGTAATGCCTCCATTACGTACTACTTTAAAGTAATCACTGTCGCCTCTTAGCGTTATGCCTTCTGCGTCAGCAGTGGTGGTTCCCACCAACAAGTTGCCGCTTGAGTCGATGCGCATGCGTTCTGTAGGAGCTGTTCCGTTTCTAAAAATTAAAGAACCGCCGCTAGATACGTTATTGAGGTAAGAATTGACGCCACTTTGTTGTAAAGAAACATAACCGTTTGCTTCTTCGGCTTTTAAGATAGCGTTACTGGCTTTATATGCATGAACTAAAGAGTCTGGATTGCTATTACCAATACCGACATTCCCGTCATGGTCAAACCGTACTACTTCATTTGCAGTGTTACCAACCCCTGTATAAAAACGCAATCCTACAGAGCCGTGATTATCTTCTGCATAAGCTCCAATTTTTGTTGGAACGCCAGCCACTGATGTTCCGTCATTCTGTTCAAACTCAAGAACACCAACAGCTTGGTTAGTTACCAATGATGTATCAGTAGACTCAAATCTAAGTACAGAGGTGCTTGTTGACCCAGCAGATAAATGCAACGACGTATCTGGACTGTTAGTACCGATACCGACGTTGCCGTCTGAGTCGATACGCATGGCTTCTGTAGTTGCGCCGTTAAAGCCGGGATTAAACGTCAGCTCTACTCTTCTTTCATCAGTTGAATTTGTGATAGCTTCAATGCTGGCTGTAGTTGGGCCACTGCCTGTTGTATCACTATTATGAAACTCGAGCGTTCCTACTCTAGCGCCGTCAGCTAACGTGGTAGATGAGTTAGTAATACGCAAGCGGGGAGCATTTGTTCCGTCATTATCATCGGCGGCCAACTCAAGCATTGTAGCTGGACTGCTAGTACCGATACCAACATTTCCGCCATCTATAATATACATGGCATCAACACCGCCTGAAGCAAGCCTCAGAGTTCCGCTACCATTTCCACTGATTCGCACGCCCGTAGTACCTGACTCAATAGGAGTAATCTGTCCATAAGCGCCTCCGCCCCCAATCGCAATATCTCCACCTACATGAAGCTTATAACTTGAAGAAATTGAAGTTCTATTGATACCAACTCCACCGCTCGAGTCAATACGCATACGCTCGCTGCCAGCAGTAGAAAATCCTATGTCATTACTAGAAGCTCGAAACATTCCTGTAGAACCGTCCACAAGAAAAGTAGGAGTGCTTGCACTTCCACCAGCACCTCGGAACCAGCCTGTAGCTAAAGCATTTCCTGTAATGTTTAAAGCCTGACTCGGAGAAGTATTCGCAATTCCCACACGGTTATTCGAGACGTCAAGATAGAGAGTGCCGGCGTCGATATTCAAATCGCTCGAAGCAGCATCTTGCTTCAACATTCCTGTACTAATTTTTGTTAATGCCATTGTTTACTCCTCAAGGCTTGGTCGGCCATACTACAGTCTCTAAAGAGTTGTAGGTATTTGTAATATCTCGAAGCGCTTGTCTATAGGCCGTCTGCTCTGTAGTCATCGTTCTATCAGAAGTTGCCCACCAATCAGTTTCTGCAAGTTTTTTATCTCGTTCCTTACGTAAGCATAAAAGATTAGAGGCTGCAATTTCTTCTGCACTAATTTCGATAGTGGGGCCTACATCTTGCTCGCGAGCAATCAACTCATCGTAATTTGGATGACGGTACTCTATTGTACCGTCTGGTCTTGTAAATGGTATAAAATTATTCATTAGTATACTCCTGAAGTGTTTGACGAAGAAGAATATGCCAAAACATCTATATTATGCTCGTAGTGGCTATAGCCAGATTGCACATACAAAAATCCTCCGGTATATGTTCCGTTTGTTTGTACAACTATTACAACATAGTCATCTGAAGAATAGTAGTAATTTACAATTCCTCCTGTAGTATTTCCCCAATTGACAAGACTAGGGCTATAAGGAGTGCTTGTACCTGTATAGGTATAAAAAGTTACTGAATTATGAACGTTTAAAGTTCCATAAGTAAACCCATCGTATTCAAACTTTATCATTTTATTTGTAGAACCGCCTAAAGTTGTTTTTATGTGCACGTATGGAACTGCCCCGGTTGCAGCAACAAACCCTAAACAAATACGACTACCTTGATATACATTGTTATTGTAGATTCTAAATCTATCGTTTGAATTAATTCCTACATTAATTAAATTCGCTGACATTTATTTTTCTCCTTCAAGTTCTGCAACTCGTGCTCGAAGTGATTGAACTTCTTTTACTAGCATGGGTACGAGTTTTGAATAATCCACACTTTGCATTCTATCTTCTTCTTCTGGAACATTTACAGCGCTTGGAAAAACTTCTGCAAGCTCTTGTGCAACCATTCCATATTTTTGATGAGAACCATCTGCTTTCCAGTCAAAGGAACGAACTTGTATTGCATCAATATCTTCAGAAGCTGAAGGAGCATCTACTATATTTTCTTTTAATCGTACATCGGAAGTAGTAGCATAGCTTGTATAAGTACTTGTAGTTGTTATAGTGCCTACATTTGAAAAACTGTGGTAGAAAAATATAGCATTTCCAGAAGAAGTATTTAGCCCTAAACCATATCCACTTCCATTTACATTTGAAAAGTGTCCCATAAAAGCAGCAGACAGGTTACATGAAACAGAAAATATTCCATTTGAAGAAGGGTTCGTAGTGCCGATACCAACATTACCCGTATCTTCAATAACAAAAGGAATTGTACTATCTGTTTTATTTTCTACTCGTAAGTCTCCACTAGAGGTAGAATTAAACCTCCAACGAGTTCCATTTGTGCCGGTATTAATTAAATCTAACTCACAATTACCATTATTAGTTCCTATTATAAGTCCGTCTGCACTTAAACCACTTGTGTTTATTCCTACTCTACCATTATCGCCAATATACAAACGGTAACTTGAACCATCCGTACGGAAGTTCATTTTTCCTATGGCATTGAAAGTAGTTGTATCATCTGACGGATTGTCGTATAGTGCAAATCCTGTACTGCTTCCTCGAGTAATAGTAATTCCCGATGCTACATCTCCACTTGCCGCATTGTGAATACGAATATAATTTGACTGGCCGCTACCAATGTGTAAAGTTTCTGCTGGGGAGGCTTGCCCTATACCTACATTACCTCCATGAGGATTAAAAGAGAGAGCATAGTGATTTGAAGTGCCCATTGTAGGCAAATATCCAGACTGAAACCAAGTAGCATAAGGACTGCTTGCAGAAGTTCCAATGGCAAGTCCATCTCCGCCTATTCCTCGTCCAATTAACCAAGCATTTGCAGGAGTACGAGTATTTGATTGCGTGTATCCTTCAATATTTAATTTTTGACCGTCCATAACGGTGCCGCCGATACCGACCTTACCTCCTGAGCCAATACGCATACGCTCGGTAGGTGCTGTATTAGTAGTTACATCTCTTAATGCAAAAACTAAATCACCTTTTGTATATCCGGCATTTGACGTAGTGTCTAACCCAATTTCAGCAGGTGACTTAGTAGGTACTGAACTGTCAACGTAGCCAAATCCTATGCTGTATATAGAACCGTTTCCTGCCCAACTGTTATCCCCGCCTACCTTAATTAATGGTGCACCAAAATTTGTAGTTACATTTGTTGCAGGATCTACATGAAGAGTTGCTCCTGGAGAACTAGTGCCGATACCAACGTTGCCATCAGAATCGATGCGCATACGCTCGGTGTTTGCTGATGTGGAAAAAAACCTTAATGAACCACTGCTACCGTTGTCATAATCAATTCGTGGATTCGCTTGCTTCATGCGAATGTCATTACCAACATTGATAAAGCCTGACAGGTAAAGGTCTTTGAAGCGGTTAGAGGTAGCGCCTAAGTCTGTCGTTGCGTCAGTTCTAGCGTCAAGTCTAGGTTGCCCTGAGCCTATATTATTAATTGCTCTTACAGAGCCGTTTAGGTCGCCGCCTAAATACAAAACACCATCATCAGAAGTAATAGATAAATCGGTGCCAGCAACACTACTAATACTACCGACTGTGGAGCCGTCTTTTTGCACACGTATGATTTCACCGTCACTTGTTCGCCTGTTGAAGTAAGCAGCAGTGTCACCATTAATAATAGCTTGGATATATCCCGTGTTGCTAATACTTACAGCGTCATTTGCACCAGAAGAAGTTCCTCCAATGATTAAATCTCCGCTAGAATCTACAGCAAATACATAACTTGCTGCTTGGTTCCCTGAACCTGCAGAAGTTTTTCTAAAATATAATTCTCCGCTAGAAGTCATTTGCAAAAATGAAGCACCATAGCTAGTATTAATATTTGAATAATTAGTGCCGTTCCAGGCAATATTTTCTCCGATAACTTTTCCAATAGCAGCTCTGGTTCCTGTTAATGCGCCTCCAGAATCTATTCTCCAACGTTCTGTAGGGGTAGAGCCAGTTGCAAACCTTATTGTGGTATCTGCGTCTAGTTGTAGATTACCTCCGGCAGAGCCACTATTATCAGCTAAAATATGGTATATTCCATTAGCGTCCATATAGTGTTGCCCATACAGCGTAGTGCTATTATATCTTAACGCTAAAGTATTATTAGAACCGTTCCCCGTTCCAACAGTTCCGTGTTGTATTTCTAGTGAGTTTCCTGGAGAAGTAGTGCCGATACCTAATCCATTTGTATCGAGTGTCATTTTTTCTCCGTTGTTTACGAAAAATTCTAAATGACCATCTGATTGTTCTATTCTTTCATGAGAATTATCCCACTGTAAAGACATTCCTGCATCTAATCGTAAGTGACCGCCAACTACATCTAATTTAGCCGCCGGAGAAGCAGTGCCGATACCAACATTTCCCGCATCTGTGATAACCATAGGTGTAGTGTTATCAGTTACGTTTCTAAAGAATAAATTATTATTAGTTACGCCCGATGCACCACCACCAATAGCAAATACTTTACTTCCTTGCGTGTTTTCAAATAAAACATGAGATGCGTCATCTGTTGCTGTACCGCCTTTGATGTGTAATTTACCATCAGGCGATGTTTCACCAATACCAACGTTGCCCGAAGAGTTAATAGATAATCTTTCTGAAGAAGCATCTACATCGTAAATGGAAAATCTATCATCACCTGATATTGCTAACCTATATGTTCCTACGCTTGTTCGTGTTAAATCTAACAAGTCTGCACCTGAATCAGAAATATGTAGCTTTGCATTAGGAGAAGTTGTTCCTATACCAACATTGCCCGAATGTTCAATTATCATCTTGTCGGCGCCACGAGTACGGAACTTAATAGCAGAACCATTTGTGCCTGTGGCTCCAACATCAGAGCTGATAATTAAATTACCTGTTGAACTCTCATAAGGACGAACCCATGCGTAATTACTAGAACTACCAAAACGAATATCGCCATCGCTTTCGATACGCATACGCTCTGCAGTGTTAGTGGTAAATTGCATGCTGTTGTTTGTATGGTCGTAAAGCAAAACACCTACATTTGCATCAGCCGCATCACCAAAAAATATGTGGCTATAACCATTAATTGCTGATAAAAACTGAATATCAGAAGAACCAGAACTGTCTCCATTTTCAATAACAAGTTGATTACCAGCAGGGTTTTGAGGTGAGTTGCCTGTATCAGTTTTTTTCAGATGAAGCTTACCTTGAGGCGATGACTCACCAATTCCGACGTTGCCGCTTGTATTTATTACAAAATGGTCGGCAGTAATAGAGTCGTTAGATAAGAAAACATTGCCTGTGTTTTTATCAGTACCTAAAAATGTCGAGAAGCTACTGCTTGCACCAGTTGCCTGTCTAATTTTTATAGCATTACGGTTGTTTGCCGTGTAGTCAGTGTTATCAAACTCTGCTGAAATTATGTTGCCAGCCGTTGCTTGCTGTACATCTAACTTACTTGACGGACTGTCTGTGCCAATTCCGACGTTGCCCGCTGTATCTATAACAATTCTGTCGAGCTGTCGACTTATATCTCTAAAGGATAATTTTGCGCCAGTACTGTTAATTTGCCAAGTTTGACCACTTGCGTCACTTTCAACAAGAGTAAAGTTTGGAATATCCGCTGTACTTTTAAAGCCTCTGTTAGCAGTTACTCCATACGAAGCACTGCTAGTTACATCAATAGATCCAGTTACATCGATGCCTGTAGAAGCAGTTGCAAGTTTTGCGGAATTGTCGTAATAAAGAGTTGCTGCACCATCCGCAACAAAAGCTCCCATTGTTTCGCCAGAAGCTGTACTTTTTCTGAGATAAATATTTGTTGCGTCTAAATAAAGACTTCCAGCTCCGCTCTCTGAAATAATACTATTACCAGAGCCCGTATGGTATATTTGAAGTTCTTGTGAGTCTCCAAATCTTGCGGCATTATTATCAGGAATATTTATATCAGTAAACTGAGAGGTGCTTGTTGCTACAAG